GTGTGATTAAGGATTCCACAAACACTCAGGAGGCTTATGAGGGTAGGGTAAAGCAGGTGCGTTCGCACGCTGCTCCAACACCTGCCACATTGGAATGGATCGACGAGTTCATTGGGCACCTAATGGAGGTGTCTGATGCTCAGCTCAATTGGCTGGTGGACAACCACCATTTGCGCCCGGTTAGTCATGAATATGCTGCTGCCAAGCAGTGTCGGCCGAATCAAAAACACCAGTACTACCAGTTCTCAGTACAGGGTGAAAATGGTTCAAAGAATCCAGAGTTCTTTCTTAAGGCTGAACCCATGCACAAACCACAATATGCACGCTTGATAGTTCAAATGTGCCCTGGCGATAAGTTCACTTATGCCCAGTACATGTATCCCTTGATGAACATGTTGAAGACCATGCCTTGCTATGCATTTGGACGTGATAACGCCGCAATTGCACAACGTGTGGCCGACATATGTGAGTTGAGTGACTCTGTGGATCTAAGTGATCATGCCAAAATGGATGGTCACATTTCCCCCGTCCTGCGTCACTTCGAAGAAGCGACCATGATGCGATTGTACGGAGCAGAAGATAGAGCTGACGTCAAGGTTCAGATGGACAAACAACACCATCGCACAGTCACTGCGAAGCGTGCACGCAAGAGTGATAGAACGTTCAAGTATAAAGGTGAATTCGAACGTATGTCCGGCTCTATGGAGACCTCAGCATTCAACACGTTGGACAACATGTTGATTAGCTATTCAACCCTGCGTTCCAGTGGTTTGAGTAGTGATGTGGCTTGGACCCACATGCTGCAAAAGGGCTTCTATGGCGGCGACGATGGAATCACTGGAGACATGGACGTGGAGGAGCACATCAAGGTCGGAGCGCTGTATGGTCAAGTCATTGAGGCCCAACAGGTGCACCGTGGTGACCTTGGTGTCAACTTCTTAGCTCGGTATTATTCACATGAGGTTTGGTTTGGGAGAACCGACTCAATGTGTGATTTGCCGCGTCAACTTAAGAAGTTCCACCTCACTCATAACCTCCCGGCAAGCGTTTCGCCGGTTGAGAAACTCCACCAGAAGTGTGTTTCACTTCGTTTGACGGATCCGAATACCCCGATTCTGGGAGAAATTTCGGAGTTTGTTGTTGGTTTGCTTGGAGAGGCAACCGAGGACAAATTTGGTCTACGAAGCTACACATCTCAAAATGGCCAGTATCCTAACAATCCTGAAGGACACTGGATGGACGATGTTGCGAGTATGATGATGCCGAGCTATGACCCTGTCTTCATAGCTAAGGCTCTCACAACATACAAAGACATAGCGCTGCACACGCGAGATGCTCTAGTGAGGTTCCCGGTCCTCCTTCCAGCACCTGCAGTCGCCTTGAGGCCAGAGGCCACCATTACCGGGGACGTTTATTGTCAAATTGGAACTGGATTATTGCCATGTCCTGCCCTACTACCAACCCCACTCCCAGCACCTCTTCCAGTGCAGCCCTCAGCTGTCCCTGTGGCAAGCCCTGCTTGTCGCAGCATTCCTGGAGATGTGCCTGCGGATTTGGTTTCGTCTACATCCAGCACGCCAAGAGCGAATGCTACAGTTTCCACAAACGTGGCGGCAACGGCATTCACTCCACAGCGTGTCTCGGAGAGATGCGGCCTATCCGTCGTCCTACGGGGGTCGAGGTTATTCCACTCGGACGACCTGGATACCCGACTTCACGGGATCGAGGAGATCTATCCACCAGCGAAATACCTCAGCACGAGGATCCTGGAAAAGTGGGATGCGAAGGCGCGGGAATGCAAGTCGATTCCATATGAGAAGACAATCCATGACTGCTATTCAGCGTATTTGAGTGAAATGGCTCAAGACTGCTTGTTTGGCGTTCCTACCGTCCCACCTGTAAACGTCAGTGTACAAACTAGTGTAAAAGATGTAAAATTGAATAAGAAAAAGGATAAAAAGAAAAACAATACAAAA